GTATTGACCGTCTGAGCCTAACTGTTGAAACTTCTTAAAGCCTTCAACAAGCTGGTCCACGGTGTGGCTGTTAAAGAAGTTATTAAGGCCCCGCATGCGCTCCATGATTACTTCAAAGTTATCAGGAGTGAAGACAAATTCTGAAGAATCGTCAATGGGGTGATCGAAATCGTTATCTGAGTAATCGTTCATTATTAGATTAAGAAGAAAGCTGCTCTGTCTTTGAGGTCGGTATCATAGTTCCGCTGCTCCAGAAGTTCAAGCTCCTTCTCCAGTTTTTCGATCTTTTCGTAGGCTTTAATTAAGTTTGCAGCGGTGATGGCTATCCGCTTTCCGTTAATTTCAACGTATTCTTTAACTTTGCTCATACAAATTTCTTAAGTTCGTATTTAATGTTATCGGCTTTCTTGTTAAGTTCTGTATACTTCTTGTCTAGGTCTGCTTCTAGTCTGTCAAACTCTTTTTGAATGGATTGTGTCAAGATTTTGTAAACCCTGATGTAATCATAAGTTAGTAGTAGGAATAAAGTAAGAACTACAGAAATAAAAATATCCATCAAATTTCAACTCCACTTAAACTTTTGTTTCTCTCTACGTTAACTGAAACAGCTTTCATAGTTTCTGGGTGATGAGGATTAATGTCGTTTACAAGGTATCTAATTCCTGAGCCACAGTTCATAATTAACTGATGAAAATATACTCCGTTATTCATCAAGTAATTAGTCATTACTTCTCTTTCCTGCTCTGGCCTGCCTGTGGTTAAAATTACAGTGTAGTCTTTAGTATACCATTCAAATAACTTATCCCTAGACTCAGGAATAACATCTCCAAATGGATTTATAATTACCTTCTTATAAAGATCTAAAAACTTTTCAGGTTGCTTTAAAATTACGCCATCTACGTCACAAAAAATTGTTTTCATATCTAAATATTAGTAGGAGGATTAACTATGCTAATTAAACTACAGTTTGGTCTTAGACCTGTAACACACTGTTCATCAGGGTGTTGACTACTTTCCAACCATTTTGTCGAACATCAGAAGGTGAATTAACCACGCTGATGCACTCCCGACGAACCCATCGGCTAGTAGCATAATCCAACCATGCTGGGCAAGAGTGTAATACTCAAAAGGCCCGAATCCTGCACAAGAAAATAAGATTCCTAGCCAAAACCCTACGCATAACGGGCAAGATACTAATTTAGCTAAAAACGAAGACTTTCTTGAAATCCAATTTCGTGGAGTGGCAAGAAGCTGGGAGTAAACTATCCCGTTGGCTCCACCGTAGCAGGCCAATATAAAACTAAGAATTAAACCAAAATCCATCAGTTACACCTCGTAGGTAATCTAAACATTTTTCTAAATTCTTTTCTATTCTCGTCCCACGTAGGACGCATCACACCATCTGAGTAGTGAGTTAATATTATAGGCACGGTTTTGTTGTTAAACCCACGCTCGTAGGCTGTCAATGTATAAAATAGGTCATAATAGTCCCATCCGTTCGGGAATTCTTTCGGTTTATTCAAACCTACTAAATCTAAAGTGCTTTTCCTGGCCGCAAGAAATAAACCATCTAAAACTACGACGTTACCGTGATGTCCAAAATAATTTGGAATTAGTTTTTTAATATCCGAACCTTGGAAGACAAATCCACGATGGTAACCTTGCTGCCGAAGTTGAGGATCCCACCACATGGCGTTAGTTCCGAGTAGAGTAGTTCCTACTGGGCCTACAAATCCTACGTCCTGAGGAATTAGGGCCTCGGTTAAAATTTCTACGAACTGATCTCTGTCGCTAAAGATTTGAATATCGTCATGACATAAAATAATAATGTCATCATCCTTAGCGTTAAGTTCCTTAACTGTTTTATGATAACCTTGAAAGATACCTTCTTGGTCATAAGCTACTCTACAATCTATATTAGCATCTTTAAAATACTTAAGTAGATTCTTAAAGTTAAGAGGTTCCTTATCTTTACGACTACATATAATAGAATATATCATATACAGAGTATAATAGATGACCGAAGATAAAATTAAAAAGAAACTGGAAAAAGAGTTCAGAAAGTGCAAGGACGATCCAGTTTATTTCATTTCTAACCACATTAAGGTAGTTCACCCTATCTTTGGACTCATTAATTTTGATCTGTATCCTTTTCAGCGTAAACTTATAGATGAATTTAAAACTAACCGATTCTCTATTCTTCGTAAGTTTCGACAGGCCGGATGCACGACTTTAGTTGCAGCTTATGCACTTTGGAAGTGTATATTTAATTCACACTACAAAGTTGTAATTCTTTCAAAAGACGATGATGCGTCAATGGAAGTTTTATCTAGGATGAAGACTGCCTATGATGAGCTGCCTGATTGGTTGAAGCCACCGTTACTTAAGGATTCAGCACACGCACTCAAGTTTAACAATGGATCAGAAATCAGATCTAAGTCTTCATCTAAGCAATCAGGACGTTCTGTTGCAGGTTCGTTACTAATTTTAGACGAAGCTGCTTTCATTGAAAATATAGATACAATCTGGGCTGCGGCATTCCCAATCATTTCAACAGGTGGTTCAGTTATTGCGCTGTCTACTGTAAATGGTATTGGTAATTGGTTCCATCGTCAATATAACGAGGCCAAAGCAGGAGAAAATTCATTTAAAGCTATTGACATCAATTGGAAAGATCACCCTCAATACTTCCGTCATCCAGGCTACGAGAAGATGTATGAGAAACTCGCGCAACAAGACCCTCCAATTTATATTGATAAGTGGGAACAGACTACGAGGGGAGCAATAAGTTATAAAGAGTGGCTTCAGGAATATGAGGCTGAGTTTTTAGGAACTGGTGATACTTTTATTGATGGTGAAATTTTAAAACAACTAAAAGAGCAAATAAATAACGACTATACCACAAGATACAACAATAGGATGAGAGTTTGGCAGTTACCTCACCATGAGCATGATTATGTTATTGGAGTTGATACGTCTATCGGTAGAGGATTAGATTCCTCTGTAGCACAAGTTGTAGATTTATACACTGGGGAACAAGTAGCAGAATTTAAATCAAATAAAACCCCTATTAATGAGTTTGCGACAATTTTGGCACAGATTGGAAGAGATTATAATACTGCTTATATTATCCCAGAAAGAAACTTGATCGGGCATAATTTAATTTATCAATTAAAAGAGATTGAGCAGTATGATAATTTGTTTTTAGACGAAAGGCACGAAATAGGAGTTCAAATGGCAGATGCCAACCGAAGGCAAATGCTAGTTGCGGTTGACGAAGCTATAAGACTTAATAAAATTAAATTAAATTCAGAACGCACAATTGACGAACTTTTAACTTTTATTATTGACGAGATGGGTAGATATAAGGCAGACGTTAATTGCCATGACGATTTAATTATGGGGTTAGCTCTAGCTGTGTTTGGATATAATGAGATAAGAGCTAATACTCCAATGATTCAGCATCGTCCTAATGACGATAAATTTATTATGCCTATCTCTAGGTCTAAATATATAATAAGAACTCCTAACGGAAATATAGAAGAAGAAGATATTAAATGGTTACTAAGTTAGACGAAAGCGCAGGATATACTCAGTTTAATCCAGGCAGAGGAAGCATTTCTAGCTGGTTCGGCTCTTGGTATTACCCAGTAGGCAGAACAGGAAAATTCTTTGCTAAGTTTTTAACAGGCAGAAAAGACCCACTAGAGTCTGTTAGTGGTATGTCTCAGGTTCAAGTAATTGATCCTTTGCCCCATCCCTTACAGGGTGATACTTTATTAAAAACCACTCCTCTAGGTGTTGTAAGTCCTTCAAAACTTACACAAATGGTTCCAATTAATGAAGAGGAATTGGAGAGGAAAAGAAGGTATCAAGAATTTGAAGACATGGATGATTATCCTGAAGTCGGAGCAGCATTTGATATTTACGCCGATGATAGCACTCAGGATAACTTGGATGGCAGTAAGTGGCAAATAAACACTGAAGATCAGTTGATGAAAGATGAAGTTTTAAATTTATTTGAAGATATAAATTTAAAAACCTTCATGTGGGACATAACAAGAAATACTGTAAAGTATGGGGATTGCTTTGTAGAAATTGTCGTTGATATTGACAATGTTTCTAGAGGTATTCAAAAAATAAAAATATTAGATCCAAACTATATTTACAGAATTGAAAATCAATACGGTGTGCTAACTGATTTCTTGCAAGAAATTCCGTTGCAGCAGGATCATACAATAATGGGCAGAACTGGGCCTGCGACGGCTAACAAAGTAATAATGCCGCTCGATAAGAATCAGATAGTGCATTTTAGATTATTCACTTCTGATCCGTCTTATTACCCATACGGAAAATCTATTGCTGGTGCCGCACGGTCGGTCTACAAATCACTTAAGATGATGGAAGACGCTATGTTAATTTATCGTCTAGCCAGAGCACCAGAAAGAAGAATATTCTATATTGATACTGGAAACTTGCCAGCCAGCAAAGCTCAAATGTATCTTGAAGAGCAGAAGAGCAAGTTTAAGAAAGAAAAGTATTTCAATCGTCAAACAGGAGAAATTGACGCTAGATTTAATCCAATATCGCAAGACGAAGATTTCTTTGTTGCAGTCAACGGTAAGGGCAGCGGAACTAAAATTGAAACACTTAAGGGTGCTGAGAATTTAGGTGAAGTAGACGACGTTAAATACTTTAGAGATAAGCTTTTAGCCACACTCAAAATTCCAAAGGACTATATTGTAGAAAAAGATCAAAGCCCAGAAAGAAAAGCTAACCTTAGCCAACTTGATGTTAAATTTGCTAGAGTTGTAGTCAGAATTCAACAATGCATTGAAATTGGGTTAGAAACCATTGCCAAGAGACACTTGTTAGTAAAAGGTTTCCCAGCTTTGAGTGTTTCTAAATTAAAAATTAAATTACCTGAGCCTTCAGATATGTCGGCTAAACGTCAATTAGATATTGATGAGCAGAAGGCCAGAGTTGTTCAAGCTGTAAAAGGATTAAATATATTCCCACTAGAGTATATTTATAAGACTTACTATCAAATGAGCGAGCAGGAAATTGATGAGCTTGTTTCAAAGATAGAAGAAGAGTCTCAGGATCCGATAAAGGGTGCTATAGCGGCTGGGATGCCCCCAGGACAGGCTGCGATGATGGGAGGCATGCCAGGGGCTGCGCCAGGAATGGGAGGAATGGGGGCTCCCCCAGGGGCGGGGCCGGGGCCGATGGAGGCTGGCGGGCAGGAGCCAGCGGAAAATACTCCTCCAACGGAAGCACCTCAGGAGGCAGTGGATTATAAAGCATTAAAAAACTTAATGATCCAAGAAGGTTTAAGTCTAGACGCAATTAAAATTATTGAAGA